TACGGACTGGCCAACCTTTGCTTGATGTCGACGGTCAAAGGACGTCCCGCACGTTCCAAATGGCCAGCATTGACGAGTGGCAAGTCGTCAATTCGGTTTTCACCGAGAACCAGACATTTGAGCAAAGCCGCATACCCGTCCAAGGGGGAACTTGGAACAGGCGCCGAAACTCGCATACCCTTGATCAGAGGGTAATGGAGATTCGGATCCCGTCTCTTGACATCAGCGTAGCTGAATTCATTCAAGAGCACAGAACTGCGGCCCAACAACACAGATGTATCCGCGACAACTGGCCAGGGGATTACCCTTTCCAGCAAAGCGTCGAGGAAAGCCGCAGTTCGCCACATACCCAATTCGTAGAATTGATTACGTGTTGAAGCTGCTGCTATTATCTGTGGAACGTGCTGCCGTCGGGAAGGTAAATGTTGACGGAGCTTGACAATAGATATGTCATGCCCGTCATAAAAGTCCTTCCCACAAGACTCCCGGAATTTGCCACTCCAGAAGCTCTTGTTCGAGTTTACTTGAAACCCAAAAGCTTCAAGTTCCTCGACGACGGCACACACGTGTTCTACGGGGACGATAATATCGTCTCCATAGACACGCACCTGACCCAAGAGGGACTTAAAGTCCTTCTTGGTAATCGGGCGCATTAGGCTCCGCTCTATCCCCATGAAGACAACCGTGCAAAACACGAATGCCTCCATAGGAAAGCAGAGACCTGAACCCATAGATGCGAACTTGGCCAGACGAATAACGCCATGGCCAGGCACATCAGCCTTCCGGCTTCTACATGCATCAACTGCCCTAAACAAGTTAGGAAAGTTATGAAGGAGAAGCCGTACATGCTGATTGGAGACACGATCGGACGCTTCACTCAAATCGAGAGTAGCGAGGGTCCCAGTTCGAGACCCTATGCGGGCCATATCCTGGTTAGGGATTTGGCTAGCATTACCGACAAGTCCACGAGCGACCGGATCAAGGTCGATGGACTTCTGTATACTCGCATATATAGCCTGCTGCGCGTATTGCATCGCGGCGGGCTCTATGGCGATTATACGTGGTGTCTTCAGCGTC